TTTACTAGACAGCAACAGAAACACTGTCAGTGTTGCGATTAGAAATTTCATTTTTCTCTCTCCATTCCGTAACGGTTTCTACGAGAGAATCAAGATATGAGTGTTTTTCTTTTACAAACTCCTGTACAGTTCCGTCTTCTGTGACCACTAAGATGACCACTTGGGAGATTTCAATACCTGTTCTTTCTCCGAACATCTCTGCGTATGCAGAACCTTGAATGTAGTAGTTTTCATTCCACTCATCATTGCGCTCTTTGGTTGATGTCTTGAAGTCGATAATCGACGGCACCCCATTGTACTCTGCAATACAATCAACCCTGCCCGCTACTTTATATTTATCACTATATAGCCCCGCTTCTTGTGCATAGATGTTATCAATATTGCATAATGCTTTGTCTGCCAGTTGACCAAAAAGACAATATGGCAGGAAATTCTTCTTGTGTTTCGCCCATTCCTTGGGGAAATTGGTCGGCATGTTGTTGAGGTAATCTTCACACATGTGGTGAACCTTAGTGCCACGATTCGCAGCAGTTCGTGCTACATGGTTGGCAACTTCATTACCTACCCTCTTACGCCACTCCATCAGTCCCTTCTTATTACGGACTGATAGAACTGTTGTGATTGATGGGTAATTGTTACCCTCTGGTGTTGCGTATAGACGCACACCGTTTTGATTTGTTGCCGTTATAGGTTGCAACTCAACTGGTACATGATTAAACATTATGCTAACGCACGAATCCTCTCAACTAATCTGTCTGCCCGTTTGGTTACCTGACGATACCACGCTGAGTCAACCATCTCATCTGCGGCTGCGTTCCAATCACGGGAATCTACACCACGTTTCATACCCTTAAATTTACTCAAGCGCGGCCGCCCCATGTTGAACATCATATTGGCAATCACTTGCTGAGCTTCTTCTGGCAAATCGCCAAAGTCTTCGTAAAGGATGTTGCAGTCTCGCAAGACGTTTTCGCAATCCTGTTCGAAGGCCTCAACGACTCTGGACTCACTGACGGGAGTGCCGAGTGCCGCTCCATATTCTTCATCAGACTCAAGGACCAAATGGCCCACGCCAAAAGTAGCATAACCAAGATGATCGTTATATACCTCATATTTCACACCCTCATCGATTTCTAGTTGTTCTCTAAATTGTTCTAAATTCATTATTCCATTCCTATCCCAAGTTTAATCTTATTAATGAGATAACTACGAACGAAGCCACTACGAACAATATCGCCGATAGTATACTCAGTACAGTTAAACTCATCCATTTCCTCAAGAATTCTGAGGAAGTCATGTAATCCATTTTTCTCATTTGTCCTCTGTAGGTCAGTCTGATCAAAGTCGCCGCAGAACAAGATACGAGAGTCCTGTCCTACGCGAGTGATGATTGTGTCTAGTTCGTGAAAGTTCATATTCTGACATTCATCTACTATAATGATTGCGTTATCAAATGTCAACCCTCTTAGGAAAGAAGTTGACAGAAAATATAGTGTACCCTGTCCCTTGAGACGATCATACAGATTGCTGAATGACTGTTCGTTAGGTTGTTCAAACATGAACTGAACCATGTTCTGATACGGCACCTGATAGAGTGCAGCTTTGTCTTCCTCATCACCCGGCAGGAAACCAATCTCGCGTGTAGGAATGAGTGAACGAACCAGAACCACCTTCTCGTATTTGGACTTCAAATCCATAACTGCTTGCAGTGCAAGATACAGGGACACAAAAGTTTTACCCGTACCCGCAGCGCCAAACATAAACTGGTTCTTGCCCTTCTTAAAGGATTCAAAAACTACTTTCTGATTGTCAGTGATGGGCTTGATTGCCACCAAATTGTTATGATTGATCTCTTTGTTTTTCTTAACGCTGGCCATTATATATCCTTATAGTAAAAAGAGGGGGGTGCCGGGGGCGGACCCCCCTCTGATGCATGGGCGGATTGACTTCCCAGCTTGCGTAGACACTGTGCGTCCCTTGCTGAAGTTTGATATCTCGCCCGCATCGATTCTATTTATACTAGATAACACCATGCTTTTTAAGCACCGCCCGAGTTTTCTGTTGTTTTGTGGGTTCACCACCATAACGGTCTGCGAGGGCAGAGCCGGGATGTGCAGCTGCAATCCGTTGAAGGTTCTCCGTCATACCACCGTCCTGTTTAGGACCAACACCCATAAGATGATCGCCAACAGTGGCAAACCCGCCGGGGATTTGGCTGATATGTGGATTATCCTTTAGATACTCTTCACGTTCAGAATTAGACATCATATCATCCCATTCCTTACCTGTCTTTTTATCATAAAATGTATATGTTGGCATTATACGTCTAACTCCAGTTGTTTAGGGTCACCACCAAGCAAGGAAACCTTACGTTCTAATTCTTCTACTCTACTGAGTAATTCTCTCTCCATGCTGGTTAGACCAACCTTACCATACATATAATTTCTCTCCTCACGCATTCGTCGCCCCATGTAATCCCAATGACTCTCTCTTTGCATTAAACCACTCCGGCACTGCTCTACACTTCCATGTAGCAAAGTTTGATTTCTCTTCTATATAGTATTTCTGATAAGCATCAACGGTATCCTCACCTTTGCAGGCTTCGGGCATACATTGAGGTGGGTCAGAAAAGAATGTTTCAAAATCCATATTCTTGGGAGACTTAAACAATGGTGCTAGCAACCGTTCTGTAGCATGGTGTTTGCCATACCGATAAGTGTACTCTGCCATAAGAGCAACCATGTGGTCGTATAGCCATGTGTAATTTTCCAAACTGGAACGAACCCAAATAGTGCTTGGATGGTTCTTATGCGCCAGTTTATACAGACCCTTACGATCAGCATACTCATCACCATCAAGAACACGATGTGCAGTGGAGAGCATCTGTGCGCTCTCCAGTATCATCTTGACCACATGTTTATCACACATCATCTGTGCAGCAACAACGGGGTCACGGTCTAGGTAGAATATGTTCATTTCTTGTACATATCTCCATAATTATCGTATGCATATTCTGCAATTTCAGCAAACCCTTTAGGGTCATCGATCTTACCATTATTAGGACCACATCCACAGTTCTCAATATAATGTTGAGTGCAACCAAATGTAATCCATCTATACCAGTGTTTTGCAAGCCATACTCTGGTACGAATACCATCACCATACCACCGATTAATTTTATTCTCAAGTCGTTTGTTCATTGCATTTCCTCAATCGTATCCATAACAGCGCTCATTCTTCTTTCCTTTTCGAATTCAACAATAACATCTTACCTTGTTTTTCATCTAATGTCAAGACCCTTTCAGTCTCAATCATGTCAATAATTATAGTTGTGATACCAACTTCCTTATCCAACTCAGCAATCTTTCTTTGTAGTTTTATCAGCGTTTCCTGATAATACTCAATCTCCTGTTGTTTCTTGAGTCTAGACTCAATCAGGTCTGTCAGTGATATCACCTCTGCCATGATAATCTTTCTATCATTGCGCTTTTAGCATTACATTGAAATACGACGATTGGCCGCAATTCCTGACAATACTTTGAAACTGGTTGCCCTTGATGCATCTGGTCACAACTGAAAATTACTAACCGATTACCAACATATGAAACCAGAGTGTCACCAATCAATGTTCCACCACCCCAATCAGATTGCCAATCCAATTTTGGATAATATATCATAGTGAAGTCACAAGCGTCATAATGCGCTTGTTGTTCCAACCCATGAGTGTGGCCAAGAATATAAGAGGAGTTAACGGAATCTAAACCCTCTAATTGGATTGATCCTACCAAATCTTTGAACAGGTCATCGATGAAAGGTTTTCCATCTGAATACCAGTGCTTATTGAGTAGTGGTGGAGTTATTGGTTGATACTCGTATGACCATTTTAAATGGGATATCTCTTGATCATATTTGTTAGTACCCAAAACATTATCAAATATTTCAATCATGGATTTCTCCTACCCTTGGGAACGTCCCATACAAAGGTCAGCCTATCAACATCGCCATTGTTATATGACATATGAGGACGTTTATTATCGAACCAGAAAAATGTGCCAGGGTCAATCTGATGTGACTCATCCTCAACCGTATACAGATATGTACCCTGTAACGATAGGTGATACCTGTCCCGTGTTAGGTAGTAGTCACCCTCATCAATATGAAGACCTAGTGTATCGCCCGGCCTCAATCTAAAGAACGCTGCTCGTGAATGTCGATGCAGTTTGTAAGTCTTTAACCATTTCCTGATAGCAGGATAACGGTAGTACATCGGAGTGTTCTGTTGTAGAACAGTCTTCTTAGGGTCATCGTCAGGGTTCTTAACCGCAGCCATAGTGAGAGGCAAAAATCCATACGGTTTCGTATCTCCAGCAGCACCTTGTAGTGACCCTGCGACAGCCCAATCCTCTTCTTTAATATCAGCGAGGATGGCACTTACATCAATATTCTTTTCAATAAATCTGAAATGACTCATCGTTTCCATTTGTAGAAAATATGATCTTGTATTTCTACAGTCCTTGTTTTGGTCTTTGCCCATGCGGGTGACACATAGTCTGCATGGTAATGTGTTGCGCCATCAGTAATATCATAGAACGGCAGTTCATTTGATAAGATAGAATCAGCAAGACTCAACATCTTATTATATGTAGTCTTGCTCTTTGGTTTGTCTGATTTACCATCACAGAACCATGAGAATTGACATCGATGCTTGAC